CTTGATAGTTAAATTTAGCCAGTCAAAGAGTGGTGGTATCACTCCAATAAGTCGAAGGAGACCCTCAGCAAAAAGTGCAAGAACAACCCAACCAACACACATAGAGATAATTGAAGCATTACGATTATGTTTTCGTATGGCAGCATCAATCATCTCCTGTACTTCTTCTTTGGTTGCCCATTCGGGTGGTTCTACACCCTTACCCCAGTTTTTAAACATCAGATTTTCTCCATAGCCAAGAGTAGTTCTTGGTAGTGATGTAGTTCATCATTCATTATATCGAGAATTTTCTGATCGTCAGGACTTGTGGTAAGATATTTTGCGTATGTCACGGAAG